GAGGATTGTTAAGACTTCCTGCTGGAACTAAATGATCTACATTTATTTCTTTTTCAGGAAAATAAAGTTTACATTCATTACATTGATATTCAAACTTTTGTCTCTTGTTAACACCTGTATAAGGTCTTTTTGCTAAAAGTTTTGCTTGTGTTATAGGTGCCCAAAATCTTGATTTTTGTCTTAATGCACTTCTAATAAAACTCCAAAAAGCACTTTCACTCATTGTTCCTCCATTTCTGGGTTTAGCTACTTTAGATGTAACTACTTTCTTTGACTTTGCCATATTTTAAAAATTAGTGGGACAACAAAGATACATAATATATCCTGTTATCCCACATAACTTTTTTAGTTAGTCAACTGTTTGTACTCTCTTGTCAATAGTATCTTTCATACTGTTTAAAGAATTAACAATACCTGTAATTTCTTTTAAAGAAATACTAGGCAAATTAAACTGATATTTAGTTGTCTCTATAGTAAAACCTTCTTGGGCTTTAATTTGTAGAGATTCTAATTCCTTTATAACATAATCTTCATCAAGTTGAAGAGTATCAAAAGCACCATCATGTAAAATTTGTGTAACTTCTGCTGCTGGAACAGCCATTATTGGAAGATATTCATAACATCTACCTTTTTTATCACCAATACCAACCACCTTCATAGGGTTAATAAGAATAATAACAGAAGTGTCTCCACATCCAACATAATTAATCTCATCAGCAGTAAAATGTAATCCTGCGTGAGCACAATCAGCTCTACTCCAGTTACACTCTTCAGAAGGCATATTAACCACTTTTCCTATACGAATATCAAATGTTCTAGTATGAGCATCAGTAAACCTGTTTTCTCTCATATTAGGCAAATCTACATACAGCTCAGACAAAATTCCCAGCTTAGTGTGTGTAGTAGTTTGTGATCCTATTTTTTCTAATTCATAATCACCTGTTATAGTTTTAACTACAAGATAATTTGCAGGATTCTTTTTCCAAACAGCTTTAATTTTATTGTAAGCATTGCTTATAAATTTAACTAAAGCAGTATCATCATCATTTGCAACTGTAACAACATTACGTAATGCCACAAAGAAACCTTGTTTAGTGATTCTAAAGGAATTTTTAGCTAAGAAATTATAAAGATCATCTGCAACTTCAGCACGTGGGTTTAAACAACACCACATAAAGAATCTTTTTAATGATAAAAATTCTTCATCTTCACTAACTGCTTTTTTCAAAGAAATTTCATCAGGACGAGCATTGTTTATTTCTGCTATAACAGCGATAAACTTTTCAATTAACATTTGTGGAAGAGTTCTAGATATTCCTTTTAAGAAAAATGATCCATTATGCTCTTCAAAATCTCCTGATTCAAGCAAAAGATCAAATCCTTGTGCTAAAGCAGCCATTCTGCTTTTTTCTTTTGCATCCACTTGTCTTTGTATAAGAATTTCAGGAGAAGTCATCAAATCATAAATTTCTGATAAAGAAATACTATTTTGAATATTTCTAAAATCATCAGCTGTTGCATCAGATTTCATAAGAATTTCTCCATCATATAATATAACACTTAAAGTGTCACCAATAAGTTTTACTTGCTTATATGGTTTAATAGAAGGACCTGGTTCATAACAATCCTCTTGAGGCTCGTTTTTAGAATCATCTTCTACTAAATTATCTAACATTTTTTCTAATCTTCTTTCAATAACTGTAGCAGTTACAGTTTCTATTTTACTTTTAAACCACTCTAAACTTAAAAATTTTTCTTTCATTTTGTTTTTTATTTAATTAATTAATTGTTCTACTGATGCAATCTCTTCTAATGTTATTTTTTCATCAACAACATCATCATTTAAAACTAAATCATAGTTTTTGTAATCTAATCTAAATTTATAATATTTCAATAAATCAGATATAACATCAATCATTTCAGAATCTCTTGTTCTGTAGTTAGACATAGTTTTCATAACAGGATTTAAAAAAGGAAGACTTTCTAATAAAGCTTTCATTTTTTCATAGACAGGATATATATCACCATCAAACAAATTATGTTCTTTAGCTACTTCTAGCATAGCATCATTAATTTTATCATGTGTATTTACATAATTTTTTGATTTATAAACTGATAATGTTTCCAAATTATCTACAAGAGAATTAGACAAAACTCTTATTTCTTCTCTATTATTAAAAACAGATTGAAAAGATATCATTAAGTCATTTATCAAACTTGCTGTTACTACTCTTTTAAATATTTTATTCTTACCTTCCATAAATGTTTTTATTGACATTAAATTATGTATTTCCAATTTATCAATAACTTTTAATTCTCTTTCAGAAAATACAATCGTTTTTAATTTTTGTTTTTCTCCAACAATATCAAACAATAAGTCTAATCTAGAAGTGTCAGCTGCTGTTCCATAAACATATAAACAAGGTTGTTTATGAATGTCTTCTAATTTAAGTGTTAATGGTTCTAATTTAGAATTTTTACCATCAACATATCTTAAAAGAGGTACACCCACTTTACATGTAACTTCTCCTGCAAGTTTTGCTTTTCTTGGACCTTTACCAAGACTTACAGCTATTTTTTTGCGAGCATCAAGCCAAGCTTCTGGTACTACAACTAAATCAAGATTTGTAGCTTTATCCATTAATAAACTTTGTAGAAATTGAAATTCTTCAATATGTTTTCTCCATAGATTTTTATTAACAGCATGCAAGTCTAACATTTTAAAATAATTGTTTAAACCTGTAGACCCTTTTATTGGAAATAATTTATAAGGAGTCTCTTTTTTAATAAAATTATAAGTAACTCTACTAGACAATGTATCTTTTAAATACTGTTTTTTAAGAGTTCCTATTTTTTCTTTAAAAACATAAGTTTTTTCAGTTACATCTCTTGCTGCTACAGTTCTATTCCAATAGTTTTTAACTTCAGAAAATCTATCATTATCTAATTTAGATTTAACTGTGTATTCAGAGAATAAAGTATCTTGTACTCCTGCTAATCTTTTTAAATTAAGATGTGTAATTCCTGTAATATTAGGAGTTGCTATAGAAACAGTTGCAAAAGATAACAATGTGCTAAGATTAAGTCTGTCTTTTGTAAACCCTAAAGTTACCCATTTATCTCTATTTGTGTAATAATTAAAAACTTCTTGAGGATCTAATGAATCTTTAATATTTTCATTAAACTTTGTTACAAAATAATCAGATACTTCTACAATCTTTGCTAAAATTGTTTTTATTGCTTCAGGAGTATATCTAAGACTTTCTCTATTTGGTGTGGGAAAAATTCCATCTGCTAAACTAAATCTTAATCCTACAGGAACATTTACGTTGATTATACCTAATTTAGAAAAATCTAATGGATAATAAACATTATCTAAACAAAGATGTAAATTAGAATCAATTGCTAATTCTGAAAATTGAAAATTATCATTTCTTGAAATAACAAAACTGTTATCAACAACATTTCCTTCAACGTAAACATCAAAATACACACTTTCAAAATAAGCCAGCTGTTCTTTTGTTTTCTTTAAGAAATCAAATCTATCAGAATACTTAATAGGAACAATAACCTTTACACCATTTCTTTCTGTTGTAGGCACTTCATAAAGAAGATCAATTGTATTAAGGTCTTCTCCTTCATACATCATATACTTTCTTTCAATACCATCTTTTCTACATGTAAAAAAGAAAGATGAACAATAAGCTAATGGAGATTTAAATCCAAGACCAAACATTCCTAATGCATTTGCATCTGCTCTTTTAGTAGATTTACCATATTTACTTATGATATTTTCTACATCATCAGCATCTAATCCTGATCCAAAATCTTCAACTGTAAATTCATAATTACTTTCAGCGTTAATTCTTAATCCTACAATAATTGGATCTGTCACTCCTGCTCTTCTGTGAGAATCTAAAGCATTACTTGCTGTTTCTCTAATAGTAGAACCTATACCATCTGAATAGAGGTTTTTACTTAACATCTGCATCAACATCTGAGCAGAATCTAAGTCTAAGGACATTCCAATTGATGCTTGACTTTCTTCACCATCACTTAATATTACAATTTCTGTTTGTTTTTCTAGTATCATATCTTTTTTTATTTAATAATTAATTTTCCACATTCTTTTATGATTTAAATCTACTTTTTTTGATTCTCCTTCTCCAACTTCACAAGTTTCTAAAACATTTGTTTTAATATTTTTAAACCCTGGCAAATATCTTCTTGCTGTAGGACTCCAAATGTGCGATGGAGTACTAATTACTTGTACATTATTTCTGCATCTCACATTTTTATAATTTATTCTATGAGGACTCCATTTACTTGGAGTTCCTATTACAGGGAGTTCTAAAACTACTAAAAGCTTAGGAACTTGACCTAAAATCAAAATTTCATCCCCTATTTGTAAATTTTCTATTGTAATTTCCATATTATTCGTTTTTTCTTTTTACTAACCAAGCACTTTTATAATTTAAATCAAAATAAACTATTCTAGGTTCATTTTTTAATCCCACTTCTTCAAATGTTTCATAAACTTTTACAGATTTGTATCCATTAATTTCATTTCGCCATCCTGTTGCTTTTGTTCTTACTTCTGGCTTTCTTAAAACTGTAAAATAACGTAAATCTAGTCCTGAAACTATAATTTCGTCTCCTTCTTGTAATTCATTTACTTGTTGTATCATAATATTCCTTTTTCTTTAAATTGTTGTTCTAATTTACTTAATCCATGTATTCTTCCTAATTCTGCGTAATCATTAATTCCTTCTGATAGATAAGATTTTGGTACATTACAATATTCAAAATCAAAAATCTGTGTTATCTGTTGGGAGTTTGTAACTCCTGCTTCATCAGAATCAAACAACAATATCTGTTTTTTTGAATTTGCTTTTAAAAATTCTATATTATCTTCAGGGAAACATGCAATACCTTCATTTTGTACAGCACACACACAAGGAAAAACTTTTCTAATAACCATTTTGTCTTTCTTACTTTTAGTAATTAAAGCAACATCACAGTTTTGAATATTTTCTTTTCCTTCTAAATAATTTATTGGCACATTATTAGGCACCCATTTTGTCTTTTTAGGACTATGAGGCTTATAAATCTTCCAATTACCTTCATAAAAATACCCAAATCTTAACTCTGTATCCTTTAATGGAAACAATTGTTTGTTTAAGAAAACTTTATCTACTGAATAGATGTGTTCTCTTTTAAGATCTGAAATATCTTGATGATATTCATTCCAATAAGCAAGCTCAAGATTTGTAAACTTCCTAGTTTTAACTTGTACTAAGGAATATCTCTTTCCTAAATTTTCAGGCTGCTTATACTCACTAACAATCTTTTTATATTCTCCTGTATATATTCCTGAAGCTATACCAAGACTAAAGTCTTTATCTATTAATTTCAACACAGCATCCATAGAGTCAAGATCATATAACATTTTTACAAATGTAAAACAATCTCCTTTTTTGCTTGTGTCTCCAAAATCTATAAAACTTAATAATCCACTTCTGTTACCTATTAAAAATGATGGATGTGTTTCCTTTCTAAAAGGAGAAATAGTTACATCATTTACATGCCAATTCTTTTGTGGCATATACATAACAAAAATATCAAAAGAACTAATCTTACTTAAAACTGCATCAGGAGTTAATGTTATTTTTTTTGAACCTTGTATCATATAGATATGTATAAAAATAAAAAGCCTCTCATATAGAGAGGCTTTCTACTAAAAATTATTATTTAGAAACCAACTTCGTTCTCTTCATCTTCTTCTCCTACAAAAGCTTCGTTTGATGTAACGATGTTTTCTGCAGGGTCATAATCTTTGATATCAGATAATAAAAAGAAATCTTTACAACCGTGCTCACTTGTCACTCTTACAGCAAACTTTTCGTGAACTTTTTGATCTCTAGTAGGTTTTGATCTAATTGCATCTAAAACAGCAGGATTATTATAATCAGTCATCTTAAATTGTTTAAGAGCATAAACAGGTAAAAATCCTCTATTATAAACTCCTTGATATTCTTGAATAGCACCTTCTTTTTCTTTAATAACAACAGTGGCTAATACACCAACGTTAGTAGCCCATTCACCATTGATTTGATCTTGCAAGTCTTTAGTGTTGTTCTTCATTAATTTTTTCCACTCTATTTCTAATGTGGTTGCAGCACTACGATAATCAAGATTACCTAACCAAGTACGTAAAAATTCATAAAATTCTTCCTCACCCACTTTAGCCACTCTATAATCACGAGCTTTAAACCAATCTGGTAAATCATTAGGATCTTCTGCCCATGAACAATTACCAACATTATTTATATATTGCTTTTTTGTTTCATCTTTATTCTGACGTTCTTTATCTTCTAAGAAGAAAGATACTTTCATTCTTTTTGTTAGTTCTTTAGCATCTGCTAACCAAACATCCATACGTAATGTTGTGTTACCATCTCTACTTTCTCCTATATATTCTGCAGCTTTAGATTCTTCTTTTAATTCCATGCCAAGCTTGTCTTTGTATTGCTCCATAGTAGGATTAATAGCTATAACTTTAGCTTCCATTATACCAACTCTCTTTCCGTATTCACTTGTTTCTTTTTTAACTCCGCCAATTGCACTCATACTCTCTTTTTTTATTTGTTAATTGTTAAATTCATGTTATTCAAATCTTTCGTTATATTAAATATATTGTGATTTGTAAAAATAGACTCAGTTTTAGCTTGTTCTACTGTAAGCTCGCTTTTTAAATAAGCTGCATAATCTTTTTGATCTTGTTTTGAAAATTTCATTTTTTATATATTAAAGTGGATAAATTGTGTCCCAGAAAGTTTCTATACTTCCATCCTCACGTTTTTTTGATATTAATATTCTACCTTCTAATTGAGGAGCTCTGCTTCCTGCAAGAACACTATCATTTTGAACTTCAAAATTTAAATGTCTTTCATCACCTTCTGCAATAATTTTAGCTAAAGAAGTCACTTTAGAAGCAAAGATTCTTTTTAACTGTCCTGTTAATGCAATTTCTGATGCAATCACTTCTTCTTTACCATTATCTTTAATATACTTATCAGCAATATGTGCTGCATAAAGTCTATATGGTGCTATTTGTGTAAAAATTTCAACTTGTGCTAAAAACCATTTTCTTGTGTGCATATAACCTGCTCCTTCTGGAAGTGTCAAAACAGATTTATATTCAGGATCTGTAGGAGATAATTGTTCTCCATACATACCAGTCGATAGTTTTTTTCTATTGAAGTTCTTACCTATGATAGTTTGCATATATGATAATGTTCCTCCTATCTCTGATAAAGCATCAAGATCTGATAAACCATCTATAATTAAATAATCGTATTTCCCTTTTTGATCAAGCAACATTTTTCTAATTTTGATAAAGTTTTGAAAACTTTCCCATTGAGTAGTTTGTTGTGAAGGATATACACAAATCTTTCTTGCTTCAATATATTCATATCCACCTTTTTCAAGGTCTAAAATAAGTGCATTTCTTTTTTTTGTAAAATCTCCTAATATTGCACCTTTTCCAATTTTTGGTTGTCCTATAATAACAAGATCTCTAGGTGCCACCATTGTAACTGCCTCAATCTCGTCTGGTAATGTAAAAACATTTTCTTCTTTTTTTTCTTTCATTTTTTTACTTTTATTGTTACTATTAGTCACAAATATACGAAATTTTTTCTTTATTTATACCACTTAATGCGAGATTTAACCAATTAATTTGGAAGTCTTGGTCACTCACAAAGATGTGAATATCAGCATCTTCCGTGTCTGTAAGTAAGCTTCTACCAAGCATTTGCTCTAGGTTTTCTCCATTACTATTTATAGCTGTAATCAATACAGTTTTTAAGTTTGGATACGTTATTCCTGCAGAACCTTTTTTAATTAAACACAGTTGATTGATACTCCCATTTAAAAAAGAAAGCATTACGTCATTTGTTTCACTCTTGCTATTGTACATTGGAAGATTGTATTTAAGCCCAATCTTCTCATCTCCTGTAAACAATATAAATCTTTCATTTGGATTTTTAACAATCCATCTATTAACACATGCTATTAAAGAATTAGTACTATTTATAAATCTCATTCTATTTAGTGCAGCAAACATTTTTGCTTGACCAAAAGCTTTCGAAATTTGTTTAGACATTCTTAAACATTCTGCTAATTCAGTATTCTTCCATTTTTTTACTTTACCATATTGAACAGGTATAGTGCTATTTAGTTTATACTGGTGTACAATAATTTTAAAATCACTAACAATACCATCTTTAATAGCATCTTCTGTTGAATAATTTACAATCTTTTTTAGAAAAGTTTCACTTCTTATAGCAGCCATGGTTTCTTCACTAAAAGTACCAGAGGCAAGGATTAAATGTTTATTGTTTTTTGCTAATAAGGCCACTGCTGGAAGTTGATTTTCTTCTCCTAAAAGATGTGCTTCGTCTACTACAACATAATCAAACTTTTTGTCTTTAACTTTTTCTATAGATGCAAATGTTGAATAAGTAATATTTGGATGGTAATCCATTTTATCACATTCATCTGTCCAAGACTTTTTAATATCTATATTTGGATATAAAACTAAAATAGTTTTTGCTGCAACTTTTTTGTCAAACGCTTGAGAATGAATTCCAATAGCACTTAACAAAATACGAGTTTTACCACTTCTTACTGAGGACAAAACTATTCCTCTAAAATTGCTATCAATAATTTTGTTAATAATTAATTTTTGTACTTCGTCTTTTTTTGTCATTATTCTTCAATTTCCATCTGTTCTACAAATTGAGATGCTATAGTTGTTGCAAGTATAACAAAATTATTAGTTGTGTCATCATCGTCCCATAACTCTCTAAATTTTTTTTTATGACAAGAAAGTAAACCTGTCAATGCAGCTAATGCTGCTTTTTCTTTTAATTCTATTTTTTTTTCTACTGTCATAATTTTATTATTTATCTTTTATAAAAAAAGTTTTGTTAGTCACTGCAGTATAGTCAGCATCTGTCATATCTTTTCTTTTAGGGAGTTCTTTAAACATTCCTATTTGTCCCATAAATCCAAGACCAATTCTAATATCATCTTCTCCATAAGAGTTTTTGATTAATCTAACGCTTCTATAATATTTAGCACCATTACCATCTACAAGTTTATCAAGATCATATCCTGATGTATCATCAACTTTATAACGTAGTGGATCGAATAATGCAAGAATAACATCAGCATCATTTTGTGTAGATGAACTATCACTAAAATCTTCTAATTGTGGTTCTACATCTCCTGCTTTAATCCTCATTGGATTAGCAATACTTCTATTAAACTGTGAAACAACCACTGGTGTAAAACCATAAAAATCTCTAGCATATCTAAGTTCATCTGACATCTTGTCAATAACTTGCTTTTTAGTTGGGAGATCTTTAGTTGTTTTAAGTAAACCAATATGATCAATAACCACTATAGTTACAGTGTTAGGATCATTTGGAACATACATTTTACTGTATTCATCTCTTTTAACAATTTCTCCATTCTCTTCAGCATATGCTTTAAGATCTTTAGCTATTCCAACAGGGTTCTCTGCTCCATCTATAAGCACAATTACATCCTCCATAGCGTCTATATACCATTTGTATGATAGAAATAGCTCGTGTTCTTGTGGTGTCATTCTAGAGGTCCATCCTAATAATCTATCTACAGGAATAGTTATCCCTGTATCTATAAAAATCTTTCTAGCCACCCACTTAGCAATCTTATATGTTCTACTTCTTTCCATAGAACGATAAATGATTTTAAGCTTAATATTTGTTGTATTCTCCTTACTTATGTACCAATCAAAAGGATTTAAAACAAAACAGTCATCAATAAATGATGTTTTACCACTTCCTGTTAATCCTCCCACTAAAAAGTACATAGATTTTCTAATTCCAATATATCTATTAAGCCTATTAAAACCCATAGGTATACCAGAATTCTTTCCTTCCATTCCTGCTTTAACAGCTTCTGCTAATGTATCAAATCCCATTTACAATTTTTTTAAACGCTTATAACAGCGTAATTCACAATCAAAGGTATGATTAAAAAAATGAATAGTTTCAGCACTCCAATTAAAATGTGTTACTAACCAAATATGTTCTGACCACAAATAAGGTGTCTTTTTATATTTTCTAAGTAATCTTCTTTTTTTCCATAATTTTAATAGATTTTTCATAACTCATACCCTTTTAATTTTCTTTTTGCTGCTTCATCCTTCAATATTTTTAATTTTGAATTAGTATTACCATATTTTACCATATATTGAATAAGATTTAGTAAATGATCATTATCTATTTTTGGATAAATTGTGGATATTCCTTTTATATCTACATAATGTCCATCAGAACATTTATGTAAATAAGGAGTGTTACCTATAGTTCCATATCCACTACTTTCTACACTAATAATTTCATCAAGACTGGCAAGTTTTTTTAAATCTGCTAGACTTTCTTCTTCAATTTTCTCTAAATTAAGAAGCATCTTTTCAAAGTCTTCATTAAGACTATTATTATATATTTGTGTTTTCATTATATGTCTGTTCCTCCGTACGTTTTTGTTATTTTTATATCTTGTTCTGTGTTTATTAATTCTATAAAAGGCTCATAAGAACGTTGATTTAAATACGTTAAAGAGTTTTGTAAATAAGTTAACTTATTTGAACTGTTTGTTACAGAATTCTCTTTTTTTTGTAATACATCATATTCTAGCGCACCAATTAATACAGAAGGTTCATATTCTCCTTCATTTACTATTTTTTCAAACTTTAATCTACAATTTTCTTTATCTGCTTTAAGACTTCTACACCCTTTAAAAGATTTCCCTTTATGAACAAATGTATCTGTTCCTGGAAAGGCTAACCACCATGCATCAAAATCAGTGGTGGTTTTTTTCTTTTTAATTAATTTTACTGTGCTAGTTGTATTTAAAAATGCTAACAATTCTTTACCTGTTACAGTTAATTTGTCTTTTACAATCAAATCTTTTCTTAACAAAGTTAAATACAAAACTTCAATTTTAGCAGATTGACTACACAACTCATAAACATCACAACCATCATCTATTAATTTTAGTAAATAGATTATGTCAAGACTATGTCCCTTTTTTTGTAACTCCACAAAATGATTTGGAAGTATTGTCATCTCCATATGTTAATAATTTAGGTTTTGTTACAACAATTGCTGCTGTTTTTCTTTCTATAGTCTCCTGATGCCAATCATCTATGTCTTTTTTGTGTGACATAAGTGCATAATATTGAACATCATTCTCTTTTTCCCAATCGAATAAATCTACAAATGACAAACTCATGTTATATTAGATAAAGGGTAAGCATCTAAAACACTATTTTCGTCTATAAATCCTGTACACCCTCCTTCGTCTGCATAAACAAGGGCTTCTAAACTAGCTTGTTTTAACGCTGCTGTTACATGCATTTTTGCAAATTCAATCATAAATTCTTCAATATTTTTTAAAACAAAAATTCCATTATGATTAGGAAATTTTTGTTGTATTAATTCTGTTGCTTTCATAATTTTACGTTTTAATTGGTGCTAACATTTCCACAGAAACCCATTTATCAGGTCTATAATTTCCTATTTGAATAGTTTCTGGATTAATGTTCATTAGATTTTCAGGTATTTCTTCTAAAAACACTGAATATGGCTCATTGTATGCTTTAACTTTTGTGTTCATAAGCAAAATTCCTTCTAAAATAGCATTATCGTAAAGATGTACTAATTTTAGATCACCTTGTATTCCTAAAAATTTACGTCCTGTCACTCTTTCAAGAAACTCTCCTAATAAATAATAAGAAGCTATGTTAAATGGTAAACCAAGAAACACATCCACTGATCTTTGTGACCAATGTAATTCAAAACCACCTTTACATCCTACAATTTGAAAACCTGTATGACAAGGAGGTAATGTTGTTTCTGTAATTTCTGCAGGATTCCATGCATCCACTATTAATCTACTGCTGTTTATGTTTTCCTTCATATTATCAATAAGAATCTGTATTTGGTCAACTTTACCAGCATAATTTCTCCATTGGACACCATAGTTTTTACCTGCATCAACACCATTCCAATTAGCAATATCTTTGTCCCAAATATGATTATCATATTTATGAAGGAATTCAAGAGTGTTGTCACCATTTAAAAACCAAACTAATTCAGAAACTATATGTCTAAAAGGTACTCCTTTAATAGACAACAAAGGAAATCCGTCTTCTGCTGAATGTTTAATAGTATATGAAGGTATTTGTAATCTATTCACTTGTCTAGATTCATCCCAAACTTTTTCTCCTTTAGTTATAACAGCTTTTAAAACTTTTTGAAAATTTTTATTTATATCCATAATTAAAGAGAACTAGTTGTTTCTGAAGGTGTTTTTGTTCTAAATCTATCTTGTTGTGTTTCATAATACCATATATGAACAAGAGGAAAGTTTCTAACTACATTGTCTTTAAATAATAAAGCTAATGTTGAACCTTCTAAAAAGTGACTCAATACATCCTCATAATAAATAGGGGTTGTAGTGTCTTTCATTTTAATTTTTACTGTCATAATTTCTAATTTTTAATTCTTAATCCATACGCTAAATTAAACCAATCAAATGTTGTTGTTGCAACACTTTTATTACATTTAAATGTTTTTCTTAACAAAGCTAAAGCATACTTTTCAAAAGTTGCAAATTCTTCATCAGTCAATGTCATATTAAAATGCCAATTATCATCATCAAGAGTATCAATCAATGTTTTATTAATAAGATTTAATTGATACTCTATTAAATGTTTAGCAATATTATCTCTTGTTACTTTAGGTTTTTCTTCCATAACTTTAGTTTAAAATGTGAAGAATACGAGAAGGATAAACTCCAAAATCTATAAAAATAATTTGTTTATCTTGATATCTAGGTTTTATTTCTTCAAATTTTTTTAATCCTTCTTCTAATGTTTTAAAAGAACACCAAGTAGAACTTGCAGGTTTTTCCATAGTGGCATAAGCTGAATAAACATAAGCTCTTATAGGCTTGCCTGTTCTAATTTTTGTTTTACATTTTGCTTCCATTATTTCTTAAATTTATTATATAACTTTATATACCATGGTTTAGTTATGTTTATCATTTTATTAATAAACAACCTTCTTATTTCTAATTCTCTTGCTTCCCACCAAAACCCATATGTAGTTGATTCATTTTTTCTAAAAAATGCAACATGTTTAAATTCTGTAGGTTTATGAGATAAAAAATGTTTTTTTAATTTTTCATATTCTTTTTCAGAAATATGACTATCAATAAATAACATATATAAAAGATTACATAATCCAAGACTATGTCTCATTCCTTGCCTTTTTAATCTTTTAAAAACAAGTATATACAGTTGATTTAATGTTCTATTTCGCTTCTCCCCAACTTTGACCTGTGTTTGCATCTGCTTTAATTTTTAAATTAGTTAAATAATGATTTCCTCCTGCTAACATACAAACCTCTAACATTCCTTTAGCCCATTCTGCATGTTCTTCTGGTGTTTCTAATACAATCTCGTCATGTATTGTGTTACAGATTTTAACTATATTAATTAAACCTTTTTCTTCAATAGCTTCAAAAACCATAGCTGTTGCTAATTTTAATTGATGAGCAGAACGAGATTGAACAGGATTGTTCAAACAAAGTCTTTGATACTCACTTTTTAATTTAAAAAAACCTGAAACATTCATCTTATGTCTATTGTAAATATTTACATTAGCTTGTATTTTAATAACATAAGGCACTTCATTCTTTTTTAATGGTTCTTTTGATGCTTTCCATTCTTTTTTTCCAGCAGAATACATTTGCCATTCAAGCTTTGTGATAGCTTTCACTTCTTTTTCTAATTCAAGATATATGTCAAACTTAGGAAGTTTTAATTTCCAACCATCTGCAGATTCAATATAACCTGTTTCAACACTCTTTTTAAAAACAGAATCACCCCAAGCATACAATCCTGCATGTAAATCTTTAAATCCTGTTTCAATTTCTTGAGCTCTTTTTAATGGAATTCCTTCATTCATATGAAGAGTAAAAGCATTTCCTCCATAAGACATAGCAAATCTAGGTGCTTTAGAAGCATTTCTTTTTTCTTTATGATCTTTTACAATTTCATCATCTGTTAATGATTGTATTTCTGGAAACAAAACTCTTGCTAACAAACAATGTAAATCAGCCCCTTCAACAACAGATTTAGTCATTGCTGCATCTCCTGAAAGATCTGCTGCTACAACAGTTTCTTGTCCTGAATAGTCACAAACAATAATAACATTACCTGGCTTTGCTTTAAAACAATACCTTGTTGCTTTATCTGAAGGAAAATTTAAGAAATTTATATTACCTCTCCTGGTAGAAAGTCTAGCAGTATCCACCATGGGATTAAAATTAGTATAAATACGACCATCTTCAATTTTATCATAAATACCCTGCCCAAAAGTTGTTACACGGTGATTAGCATTTTGATACTTTAACCACAATGGAACGAATTCATGTTTAGTTTTACTTAAAATATTCTCGTTAATAGAATCTTTACCATCTTTATCTTTAGTTGGAATTTCTAACTGCTCAAACACTTTCAACATTTGCTTAGGACTATTAATAGAAACTTTAATTCTTTTAATAGAATCAAACATGTCTATTTGTCTATCAGCAAACTTAGGAATGTTATCATAGATATATTCTTCTATAGAATCTTTTCCTTTAGCAGCATTTAAAATATCATCGTCCATCTTCTCCTTCCATTTAAGTGGATCAAGAGGAAGACCACATTGTTCCATATAAGCTAAAGAACGTATATATCTACAATGAAGGTCATACGTGGCTCTGTATCCATTAGCATCTATTTTTGATAACATTACATGATGCAATTCAATTAATCGATCTACGTCGTTAAAACTGTACTTAATAGTGCTCTGTTGACTTAATTTTACAAGATGTATATTTTTTTGATCTGTCTTATCATATGTAAGACCTAATTCTCTAGTCATAACAGATCCAAAATCATGTCTTGAATTCCAAAAATCTCCATTATATAATATTTTACTAGCAAGCATTGTATCTAAAACTTGTTTTGGATAGAAATTATACTTATACATAAATCCAATATCAAACAATATATTATGTCCTATTAGAATTTTTTTGTCTAAATAAGGAGCAAGATCTGCAAATTCATAATTGTCATCATACATATGTATAATGTAATTGTTTGTACTTGTTCCTATCTGTACACAAAATATGTCACAATTTCTTGGTTGTAAGCCTGTAGTTTCAGTATCTAATGCTAGTGTTTCTGGAAGAATCATGTCTTCCAGATTACAATAATTGTATTCTCCTATTTTTTCAAAATACTCTTTATTCTTTGTTATGATGTAATTCATGCTGGTTCTAATTTTTGTTCTATGAACTTTCTCACTTTATCAGAAGATGTAATGGAAAGTTTTTTTGCTTCAATTTCAGAGTTAATAATACTATTATAAACTGCTCTGGAAATGATAAACTTTCTACCAAACCTATGTCTAGGGTTAGCAGAAGCTAGTTCTGTTGCTATATATTTAAGTTCTTTACAAATCTTAATAGCTATTCTATATTCTGGCATTGATTTGTCTGAACTTTTTGTAAACATATTTTAATTTTTAAGGGTTACAAATATACAATATTATAAGTTATTAATTTCATTCATAATAAAATCTAAACTATTTTCTTTTTCTTCCCTTTTCATTTCTGCTTCTTTTATTTTTAAAACAGTTAAAACAGCAGGGTGATCAAATTCTGAATGACTAACATATCTCCAAAATTTCATTCCTTCTGGAGTTTTATTATAATTAAAACCACAAGAAGCTGCATCTTTTCCTAATGTAATAAATTCATTTGCATCATTTTGTTGTAATTCTTGGTTTTTAAGAGCTAATGCTTTAAAAACAGAAGGTAAATCTTCTATTAACATAATTTTTATATTTTAAAGATTATTAATTTCGTTCATAAGATCTTGTAAAGAAATTTCAGCTTGTTTTTGATCTTGTAAAACATTTTCTTTCTTTTCTATTGCTTTTTTTTCTCTAATTTCTCTTAGTTTTTTTAATACATAAGGACTATCATAAAAACCATTTTTTACATCTGACCAAAAAAGAGGACCTTCTATTGTTTCTTTAACATTAAATCCTCCTTTAGACTTAGTTGTGCCTATTCTCAAATAAGCATCTTCTCTATTTCCTTGTATTTTCTGATTAGCTAGTGCTAATGTTGAAAACTTTTTAGGTAATTCATATATATAATCAAATACCATAATTATAAGTTATTAATTTCGTTCATAATTTCTTCTAAAGTTTGTGTAGTTTCTTTATTACGATTAGCAAAAACATCTTCCCAAAACTCTTCTCCTTCTTCTGACATATCCCAATCAAAATTTCCAACGACTCTACTATCATCTAATAATAAAGTTGAATTAACTTTATTTCCTTGAAGAATTTGATTATTTCTAACTTTTACTTTTATGTGAAAAGGATAATCTGATATTTTTTTCATAATTATAAGTTTTTAATTTGATTCATAATATCTTCAATACTTTCTGTTTCTGGAAATTCTCCTTTACTAATGTTTTGCCAAAATTCTTCTCCTTCAAAAGACTCACTCCAATTAAAATTTCCTTGACTTTTACCATTAGAAACTAAAAGACTATCATCTTTTAAATTTCCTTGTTTTGATTGATTTTTAAAAGCTAAAAGCTGTAAATCAAACGGAATTTCTTTTATTCTAAGTTCTACCATAATTTTATTTATTTAATAATTTATAAACTTGCTATTTGACTCATAATATCTTCTAAAGTCTCTGATTTTTCTAAAACATTTTTATCTTTAACAGCATAATCTTTATTAACTTCTGACCAAAAAGCATGTCTTTCTCTAGATCTTGCCCAATCAAATGCTCCTGTTAAAGAAACATTTGGATTATAATCTTTTTTTTGTGCTTTTTGATTGTTAAGTGCTAATATTCTTAAATTATCTGGTAAATCTTTTAATGATAAAAGATTGTTATAACTGTCTCCTGTAGCATAAAATCCCATGTTAGCTTTTTCCCAAAAGCTAGCTCCTTCAAGACTTAAATCCCAACTAAAATTTCCGTCTCCTTTACTCGCTCTTATTAAAAGCTCTCTATTTGAGCTATTTCCTTGTTTTCTTTGATTACATAATGCTAGTTTTTGTATAGCTATTGGTAATTCACTTATTTTAAGACTTATCATTTTGTGTGTTTTTAGTTAATAATTGTGGACTAGGTGGGAGTCGAACCCACTTTTCCAGATGAAGACTGGCGCATTCCCCAATGTTACATACCCAAATCCCTCTTGTGAGGGCACTTATCAGTTCGGTAGCGTAGCACAAGTCAATAGACTGTGCCTCGATTCTTAATAACTTTATTCTTTAACAACTTTTTCTCCTTCAGATGAATAAGAAATTATACTATTATCTGAAGAAACTCTAACTTGTTTTCCTCCTGTGTTAACACATAGAGTTTTAAGTTCAGAACTAAATTGCATAAGAGAAATAGCATTAACCTTGTAAGGAAATGCAGAAGAACCAACTGAATCTTGACCATCGTTAATAATTAAGATTTCTGGTTTTTCAAAAGAAAGATTAACGTTTAAGTTTTTAAGAGTTTTACCTCCTTTAACTTGTTCAGCTACATATCTAACAATTCTTCCCATATCTGTTCCACCTCCTGATGGATAGTTTGAAAATGTTTTCCAAAATTTTTCTACATCTTCTGCATTTTTAACATGCTGAAAATGCAAATCATCTGCTCTACTGACAAAATTACTAATATAAATTTCAGCTTCTCCTTTGATAACATATCTAAATCTATCAATAAGAATAGCATTAACCCAAATTTGTTTTTCTGTATTATTCATACTACCAGAATAATCTAACAATATAATAATCTTTTGTTTCTTTTCCCCAACTTGTACAGGTACATCAACAATAAGATTTTTTGTTATAAACTTAATTTCATAATTAGGAAACAAAGTTTGGTAAGTATTAATCCTGTCCATTTGAGAATAATCTCTCATGACTTTTTTACGATATACATCAGAATTTGCAACAACTTTTTCTCCTGTTTCTTTTTCAACCATAAATTGTTGACCAAGCTCCCCAATTAAAGATATTTTGTTTAAAATATTCATTTTTCTTCCTGCACTTAATGAATTCATATCAAGTTGAGTATTTAAAGCAGGATTAGAAAAATCTTCTCTTTTAAAAATTGTTATCTCATTACCACGATCTCCAGCATGTTTTTTAGTATTATTAACTGCTTCTTTATCTAAAATAGTTTGATAATAATTAGTAGCTTGTTCTAATGGAGTGTATCCAGGAATAAAAGAATTATACAAAGTTGTATACATTTCTTTCTTTTTACTAAATGTTTCATGATCCATTGTATTTTTCTTTTCTTCTTCAATAAAACTAGAATCATCTAGCATTTTAAAATAAAATAATCTACAAAGATCTTTAATCATATCAATTGATTCCTTTTTAACAACATGAATCTTCTGTCTAATTTCTAAAGCAGTTGGCGTTAAATAACTTTCTGGTTCTTTGATAAACAAATTTGAATCATCATCATCACTATAAGCAGTAAAAAAAGTATTAAAATTTGACCATCTAGTTGGTGCCCAAGCAAAATCTTTTTTAACAGCTACTGGCGCTTTATAAGTAGCAATACCTCTAGTTCTATAAGAAGTACTATACCCTGCAGCTTCAAACTCTTGATTATAATAATCCTCATTAGCATACAAATCAGCATATGAACGCATTGGTCTTGGTTCATAATTTGATCTAAAATGCTTTGAATTTAACTTTCTTAACTCTTTTGCAGCTAAGTATCTATCTTTGGACTCTGATACAGTTTTATCTGCTTCTTCTCCTTTTCTAACAACATTAATCCTATAAGAATTAGAACCAACTTGTGTTTCTCTGATATTAGAAACCTCGGATTTTTTTTTCCAAGGTTTCTCTGGTCTAAACCATGCCATTTATTAAAAGTCAGTATTTAAATCATCTACAAGCTCAACTGATTTCTTCTTAGAAGATTTTTCTTTAACAGAATCTGATTTTGCTACAATCTCAGCATAAACAGGAGTAGTTGCAGAAAGAAAATCAGATGTAACTTTAACTAATTTAGCATGAATAGCAGCTAAAGAATCATTTACAACTAATTTTTTAACTTCGGAAGCTTTATCATTTAATCCTTTCCAGTTTTCAACATAAGCTTTTTTACCTTCTTCTGTGTTAATATCTGCAGATTTAACAGCATTAATAAATTCATTTATAACAACACCTGCCTCTTTAAATTTAATAGTAGCTTCAAATTTCTTTAATGCATCTGCAATTAATTCAGGTTTTTTACTGAATTCAGCAATGAATGATAAAGAATCAGGTCCACAAACTTCGTAAATCTTGTAGCACTGTAAAGCAATTCTAGGACTAATCGTAATACCAGCTTTAACATACTCTTGTAACAAGAAAGGTATAACAGGATCAATTTGTCCTTTACCAAACTTATTTTCAAGAAGAGTTGTGTAACTAATATCAGTATAGTTTGCCCATACAACATTATGTTCTAATGGAAATCTTTCCATAAGGGCTTTTAAAGAGTCATTCTTAGAAAACTCTGCACGAGTTTTATTAGTATTACCTACAATGAATCTAGTTTTAATAGGATATACTTGTGTACCATTTCTAAACACTCCTGAAGATAGAATATCTTTCAACTGCTCTAAAATAAAATCAGGTGAATCCATTAATTCTTCAAATACAACGTATTCATGGTTCATGAAACTATTTTCAACTAAGTATTCAAGTTTACCATCATTGTGATATTTAGGAATATCTAACCCACCAAACAATCTATCAGTAGTCATACCAGTTCCCATTGTTAATACATATGGATTAATTCCTTTCTCATAAAAGAATTCCATTGTAAGCTCTGATTTACCATGACCACCTGGTCCGTATAAAACTATATTAGTTTCTGTTTTCAAACCAATTTCAAGAAGTGCTAATGGTTTATCCATAAACACAAACTTTTTTAGTAAAGAAACTTCCACTGCTGCTTCTTCTTGTTTTTTAACTGTTGTTCTAGTTTTTCTTACTACTTCTTTTTTAACCGCTGTTGCCATGTTTTTTTTGATTTATTATTTATAATTAATTTTTTAAAAAAAGCTGTGTTATATTTCACCCACAGCTTTGATAGTATGTGTATAATATTATTTTCTTCTTTGTGACTTCAAATTAGAGTGTTTAATTCTTTCGGTTGTACCTTTTTCTTCAGAAAACTTAATTTCAACGCAAGGATTACGATTTACATCATAATCAGATCCAACTTTATAGAGTTTTTCTTCATGAATATCTTTCACTTTTCTAGCAGCTTCTTTTTTATAAGCAGTTCTACGTAAAAATTGTGAAAATCCTTCTTCAGATTCTTCAACACTTTGATGTCTTACTGTTCCTTTTGATCTTCTTTGTTCAAATGTAGGAATAGGAGGCATTGCATATTCTTTTTTAGGCATATGATGTCTAGTGTTATGTCTCCATGTATTTCTAGAAGACCCTGTTAATAATGAATTAATAACGTGCAAAAGAGATTCATCCTTTTGAGTGTTAATAACTAATTGACCATAACCATCCCAAGAATCTTTATCCACTTCAAATAATTCTTCAAAAGGATTAGCCATAGGAAGAGAATCTTCAACATCTTCATCATCCCATGTATCATCTTGTCCAGTGTATGTAAATACAGGAAGATTTTTTCCTCCTTCAAATCCTTTAATAAAAGAATCAATAGCAAAAAATGAATTCTTATTTACTGGAAGTACATCAGCAAAAGGAATAGCTGAATTAGGAATATAAACAAAGCAAGCACATTCAGATGGTTCAGGACCATCCCCATATTCGATTATTTCTATATCTGGAATACGTAAAAGATTGGACTTGACATATTCAAAATCAAATCCACTAGCTAAGTTAGACTTAGCTAGATAGACTTTTTTATTGAACATATTATACTACTGCTGTTGGTATAACAAAATATTCTTCATTCACTTCTTCAGCAAGATCAATATCTTCATCAATTAAAGCCATTTCAGCTTTAAGCTCAAGAAGTTGACCCAACCACTCAGATGGATTGAAATTCTTATTACCTGGAGACAAAGAGTCTCTAGTTTTAACAGAAAGGTCTGTTAAATTCAATATTTCAAGCTCAACTGCATTTCTTTTTCTACGTAGAGTAGTTAAATGATCCTGCATAGCATCATTAGTACCAGTATAAATGAGTTGTGATCTTCTTTCGATTAGGTCTTGACCTGATGCTGCTAAGATTTGTTGAAATTTTGAAGTGTTTGCGTTTGATAATTTTTTAGCTACTGCCATAATGTTTAGATTTAATTTTTGTTTTTAAAATTTTTAGATTTGAAATGCGTATTATATATGCTTATTCTTCGTATGTGTATGCTTATTCTTCTTATGTGTAATGTTGTTTAGCACCCTCTTTTTTACTCAGTGGATTGATTCAGCCGAGAGTATTGTAAAAGTAGGGTCAAGCTAAGAACTCATTTGCATAGCCATGGCTTGAATTAATCATGGTTCCAACACACGCTCTTTCTCAAGGAGCCTATACACCTAGAATTACTTCATTATACTGTAAGATTCGAACTTACATTTCTCAATTAAGAGCGCGCACTACCAATTGGACGAAGTATAACATCCTGTCAATTCAGGATTAGTATCTTTATGCTGCGTCAGGGATTCCCTAACCACGCAAAGGATCAATGTTTAGCCCTTTATCTTTATGTATATATGTAAAAAAAAACAATAGAATAGATCGTTAATCTATATTCCCGTTTTACTCTCGTTGAGGTTACGGATGTTACACTTACACCATCTATTGTCTTAAAACACACACACATTTTAGTGGAGGCGGAGAGGCTCGAACTCCCAAAAAACCATTACTCCCTAAGTATTTCTAATAAAAACATCATTTGTTTGTGAGACATTGAGCTTTTCATTAAATTCATAGAAATACTTATAAATTGAATATTACCTTTAATATACCCTTGACTGGAATCAATCCTGTCTAATGAAGCAGTATATAAAGGAGAATTATTTTTAGCAGGATGAACAAGAGATACCCTTGAATAAGAACAAATTCCTTTTTGTAAATCCCACTGTTCTTTTAGGTTTTCCAAAGACATTGTAACCAATTTGTTTCTTCTAGTAGCTCTTCTAAAATGTTCTCTAAATGGTGTAAACTCATCTCTTCTATTACTAGGATTTAATTTAGATACATCTTTATTACTAACAGTAGCTAAATGAGCTAGATTAGCAGAACTTTTTCCTACACAACTTCTAGAACAATATTGTCTTCTTTTTAAACTAACAGAACGTCTAACCTCTCTTGAACTTTTTTCAAAAGATTTACCACAATGCTCGCACATTACATTTTCATTTTTCATAATTTCTTTTTTACAAAGATAATACAAATATGTGTAATGTGCAAGGAATTTGTGTGTAAAGTGGAGGCGGAGAGGCTCGAACTCTCGTCTTACTTATTTCAATTATAAAATTTTATACAGCTTCTTGTATCATTTAATCTTTAACGTCCCTTAAACAATACTAAATGTGGACAATGCTCAATGCTTCTTTTCCTCATAAGCTAGAGGTAATCACCTAATCTTTGGTTAGGCAGCCACAGCTAGTTCTCCCATTATAATATCAGAAGATTGACGAACTGAAATTTCACCATTTAAAATGTTGTGAACTACAGTCATGTTAGCTTGTACTTGGGTATTCTCTTTTGTGTTTCCATTTAGAATGATTTCACCTTAGTTTACAGTTATCTCTCTGGCTGAATTTTATAAAATATACTAAGCAATCAAATCCATGTCGCCCCCATGTTTTTTAATACAACCAAGTAAGCTCTCCAAAAGATCGTCTCTTATGTATCCCCTCATGTAAGGAGAGCTATGTTGGAAGTTGACTGTTTACTCATACCGCAGACAAGAAATGCGATTTTGTACTAAAACCACCAAAAAAGTGAGTGTTTAACCATAAACACACAAGATATGAAGTTAACCTGTACACTTCCAGTTCAATTGTAGTGACAATTCTTTGTAAATCTCTTTACAGGTACTAAGCCAGGTACAATATATTATTAACCATTAATATTATCAGAATAAACTTCTTGTGAAATAGCAGCTATTTTATCAAAATAAGCAGCATCCATAAGATTTTCTTTCAATGCACCAACAAGAATCATTTCTTTACTTAAAGAAGTGTCTTTTGTTTTGGACAATGAAACTTGTCTTAAATAAGATTCAACACAAAGCTTGAAATGTTCAGCTTTAATTGTTTCATCTCCTCTGATAACCATATTAGATTTAACATTTTCAATAATTTCTGCCATAAAAGCAGGAGCAATTCCTGAATCTTCTATTAATTGATATATAGGAGCAAAATCTCCTGTTAATGTTACATCATCACAAAATACATCAATGTATTTTTTAGCAGTTTCTTTTGTAAGCATAGACATTGATACAATAGTACCAATTCTTTTACCTCTCAAGAATGTTGGCTCAATCAATTCCAAATGATTAGTTGTAAACAAAGATATAACATTCATATCTTTTGTATCACCACCATCTAAAGTATTTAAGATGTCTTGCATTGCTGCATTTCTATCTCCTCTAGCCACTTGGTCAATATCTTCAACAAATACAATGATACCATGACCATTTTTGTCAAGAGTTTTGGCCATTCTTAATGTGTCAGCTAACAATTCAGGTGATTTAAGATAGATGAAACTCCAATTGTTTTGAATAGCTTTAGCAGCTAATTTAAAAGCATATAAAGTTTTACCAGTTCCATATCCTCCTTCTAATAAACAACCAAATTTCATTGGAATGTTTTTAGCTTTACATTTCTCAGGGAAATCAATTCTTGCTGTTAATGGACTAAGATCATATTCTGTTGCTTCAGATAAAATCATGATTTCATTAGATATGTTACCAAGATTCATAATTTGAGGCTGTCCTTGATCATTACTAGCATTGATTTCAATTGCTTGAGATTTGTATATTGAATCAGTGTTCAACAATACATTGGTTCTATCAATAATAGTATCAATTAATGATTGAAACTTAAACTGACACAACCCTTTAACAGAAAGATATTTATCTTTATCAGAATAATATATTTCAATACAAGCATCTTCACCCATATCTGGCAATTGAATAGTTCCATAAGGAATCTTTTTTCTTGTACCATCAGCAAGAATAATATCTATTGTATCAATAGCATTTTCTCCACCACCTGATGGCTTTTGATCTCCTTTAGATGTAGCAACACCAATATTCTCTTCAATTGATTTATACAATTGATACACACCATCATTTCTAAAACATGGTATTTTATATCTAAAATTAACCATTTTCTGAGAGTTGGCAATTTCATTTTCTAAATAAGCTAAAATTTCAGGATAGTTTTTCTTTCCTTCACCTAAAGCTATAAGATCTCTTTTCTTTTCTGCTTCCCATGTGTTTGTAACGTCCTGAATTGCTTGAATTTTTGTAGTTTGCATAATTGATTTTTTTAATGTTTGTGTTTCTTGTTTGTTTTTTATTATTATTTCTTCTTCTATAACAGGTATTTCTTCTGTATTTTCATAACATTCGGAAGGTGTTACAGGTTTTAAAGCAATGCTATCAATAAAGTCACATGGATCTATACCATAAATTTTTGAAGCTTCAATTGCCATCCATTCCATGATAATATCTCTTGCTTTTGTTATTTTTGTTCTTTCAAGATCTTCCATACTTTTATCTTTAATTGTTTATATTGTGTTTTAGACAATGTTAAACAACCAAACTCCATAAATTCATCTCTTTTTACACAGAATAAATTATGAGCTAGCTCAACTTTATCAAATCCACTGTTAACAGCATCATTTATCTTTGAAACTAAAACAGATACATTGCTATAAACAATTTCCTTTGTAAGATCATCTAATACAATTGGACGACCTCTTTTACAATAATCTAACACGTGTTGCATTTGTGTATATTATTAATACAAATATAAGCTTTAATTACTAGAATTAAAGCTTATAATATATATAGTTATTAATTAAGACTTGGTTGTTCTTGGACTATAAACTTTCTATATGAATGAACATAAGTTCTCCAATTTCGGAAGTGTTCAAGATCTTTCTCTACTGGGGAAAGTCTATCAGTTTTAATAATAGCCTCTTTTTTTAAGTCATATTTCTTTTTTATTTCAAGTTTTGTTGACATATAATAAATATTAGAATGTTATTATTCACGTAAGTAACGTCTATTTTTTTCTATGACATAGTCACTTGTAACTGAATAGTTAGCATAATATCTAACTCTAACAACAAATTTGTGAGCAGCTTTGTTTACTATGTCTGTTGACTCAACCAATGTTCCCATTAGGAATCTTCTTCTTTTCTTTTTTGGTGTGTGTTCCATAATTTATTATCTTTTTAATGCGTTAAGAATTATAAATAAAGCTGCAAAAACAAATAATGATATTAATAAAGCTGATAAATATAAAATCATTAAAACATTTGAATTTAATTCATGACTACAATTTTCTACATACATGCAATCATCTGCTATTAAATAAAAAGGAGCCCATAAGACTCCTATTATTAATAATGATAACAATGCATTAAAATTTGCTTTTTTATTCATCGTCTTTATTTTTACGATTGTTATTTCTATCGTCTAATCTATTCTGAATATCTTCAAAAGTTTTAGGATCTTTGTTTTTATTTTTCAAAGGAGATAGATTTTTTAAGAATTCTAGCAATTTTTCAGAGTTAGCATCGTCATTGCTTAAATCAATAGTATGCATAGCAACATTACCAGGCAATTTGATTCCTTCTGGATCATTAGATAATGATTTTAAGAATCTTTTAAGATCGTCTATACCTTTTGGTGTACTTCCGTCATCTTCAAGTCCTTTTCTACCTCCTACAAGATCTTCAAGTTCTTTTACCTTTTTTGCAGTTTCCTGCGTGGTATTACCAAGAAATTGTGTACTCATGTAAATAAGTTCTGTAAATGACAAATTTTCAGCTATCCATTCAGCAATTTTGCCTGCAGATAAT